GTGCTCATTGATGGCAGTCATTGCATCGTCTGCCCATTTCAGGATGGTGTTGCGCTGCTCTTGCGTCACCTGCCCGAAAATGACCTTTACCACATCTCCGGCGATGGCCTTGCCGTCTTTGTTCTTGATGTCGGTAAAGAGAGACTTCACCAGCCCGAAAATGCCTTTGTCAGACTGCCCCTGAATCTCAGAGATATACTTTTCGGTGCGGGAAAGCGCAGCCTGGATGCTTTTTTCGGCCTCTTCGGTGTCGGTCTTGGTATTCTGGAGCACACCGTCGATATAGGTGTTGATGGTTTTGGTGGTCTGAGCCACGCCATCGACGATGTTTTCTTCGGTGATGGTCTCGGTCTTTTCGATGTGCTCGGAGCCGTCGGCGTATTTTTTGGTGACCTCCTGGATCGCTGTTGTCACGCCGCCCTCTACCTTTCTGGTGGTGCGGGTCAGGGTGGCCGCCAGCGTTTTCGACATATCGTCGTATGTCTTTGTGGTTTTGGTCACCACGCCGTTGACCTTGGTCTCCACCTGTTTATAGGTGGTCTCGATGCCGTTGACCATCTCCTTGCCGGTCTCGGTGGTGGTCTCGGTGATGCGGTCTTTGATGCTGCCCGCGCTGTCCTTGACCTTTTCGCTCAGAGTCTGGATGCTGGTGGTCACGGTGCCGAGGGCATTCTGAGCGGTGGTCGTAGCCGTTCTGGAGATGGACGAAATGACCGTTTCGGTGGTGGACTTGGAGCCAGGCTTTCCGCTGGAAGAGCTCCCGCTGCTGCCGCCGGTGGGGATGGAGCTGCCACCGGAGCCAGCGGCAGCAGCAAGCTCAGCCTGCCGCTCAGACCAGCTCTTGTTGCTGATGCCAACGCCATTTAGCGCTGCCTGCCTGCGGCGGTCGCGGGAGTTTTGCTGGTCCGTTGATGTGCGGTAATCCTCGTAGCTGTCATAATCGGAGTAGGCGGTTTTGCCAAGGGCCTTGTTCAGGGCGTAACTGGCTCTATCCAGAGCGCTTACAGCCGCCGAGCCCAGCCTGCCAAAACTGCTGATGATGGTGCTGATCGGGTTGTCCAGACCGAGAATCGCTTCGCCGAGACCTTTCCACCCATCCTTTTTGTAAGCGTCCTGCGCAGCCACCACCATATTGTTCAGATTGCCGATGACCACGCCGATTCCGTTGCTCAGATCGCCTGTCATAAGACCCGCCAGCTGGCTCACGTTATCTTTCAACGTGGATACCCGGCCATTCATGGTCTGGCTCTGGGTGTCCATGCTGTTGTAGTAGCGCCCGCCTTCCTCGCTGGCAGCGATAAGGGCCTGAGACAGAGTATCATAGCTGATGGTCATCTTCTGGACTTCCTGCACCGATTTTCCGGTGTAGTCGGCCAGGACCTGATAGACGTTGATACCTGCATAGGCAAACTGCTTGATGTCGATGGCGGACGCCTTGCCCACGTTGGCGATCTGCTGCAAGTTTGCCGACATGCGGGACAGCTCTGCATTGCCGCCACCTGTAGCCGAAACAGCATCGCCCAGCGCCATGATGACCTTGCGGGAGTAGCCTGCATTTTCACCGGCGCTGATGAGCAGCTGATTGGCCTGTGTCAAGCTCGCCACATCAAAGGGGGTGCGGGCGGCGTCCTCCTGAATGGCGTCCATGGCCGCTTTGGCCGCCTCAGCGCTGCCCAGCATGTTGGTAAAGCCGGTGGTGTAGCTTTCCAGCTGGGCGTTGTACTCGATGCCGGAAGCGATGAACCCCTCTGCGGCACTGAGTGCAGCGGCGTAAAGCTTCGAGAAAATGCCCGCCATGACCGTGCCCTGCGCAATGGCACCGGCCAGAGACTTGCTGGACGCTTTATCCGTAGAGCTGGCAAAGTCATCCATGCCGTTGTTTGCGGCTTTCAGCGCGGTCGTGGTTGCCCTGAGCTGCGCTTCTGCCTGTGCCAACATGGTCTTGAGGTTTTTGGTCTCAGAGGATGCTTTGCCGGTCTTGCCCACCGATTCGTTGTAACGTCTGGTCAGCTCCACTACGGCCTTTGCGGCCTTGCTATACTCTCCTGACAGCGAAGAAACGGTCTTTTTCGTCTCGGATTGCACATTTTGGATGCCCTGCCGGTAGGCGGAATCATCCAGCGACAGAGTCGCTTCCAGATTAAATATGTTCAGGGCGTTTCACCTCCTCCGCACAGCTCCGCCAGAGCTTTTGCATTGTCGGCGGTGATCTGCTCCGCCGTGCGGATGTCTTCTTTGGTGTGCAGCAGGGGGAAATGCTTGGATGCAAGCCCGGAGTAAAGGGGCTGGATGCCGAGATACTGCCCGATGGCGTCGGCCACATAGTCCCGGAAAAGCTGCGCCTCCTGATGCCTGCGCACCTCGGCGCGGATATGCTCCATGATGTACGGCTTGCCCAGCAGCCGGAGCATATCCAGCCGGATGGTGGATACCAGCCGCCGGTAGCCGTCCGCGCCGATCACATCAAGGACTGAAAAAAATCCATGAAATCCACATCCCGGAGCGCCCGGCTCATGGCAGAGGCCAGCACCCGGGTAGGCGGCTGCTCCTCGTCCTTGTCCAGCACCACGAACAGGGGCAGGATGCCGAGGGTGAGGTCTGCCTTGTCCGTGTAAAGCAGCTTGGTCATGTCCACGGCGTTTTTGTCAGCCTGCGCCCGGCGCTTTTCCAGACGCTCTGCGTCCGTCTCCGTGCCGGTCAGTTCCGGCTCGCGGCCCAGAATGTCCATTACGCCGGAGTCTGCCACGTACTTTTTATAAGCCTGCGCACACTCATAGGTGCGCTTGAGGTATTCGGTGCCGTCGAGATCGATGATATTGCGCATATGTCCTCCTTAGTCCCCGATCGGGGCCTTGACGATCGAGTAAAATTCCATGGGGGCCTGAGTGGGATTTTCCAGGTCGGCGTAGCCGGTGAGAGTGATCTGCATGGAGCCGCCGCCGCGGTGAGCCGTCTTGAGGCTCAGGCCGCCGGAAGAAAGGGCATTGAAAATTTTGCAAACCAGAAAGCCGCCGCCGATCATAGGGCCAACCCAGTACAGCTCCCTGTAGTCCTTCAGGGCAGCCTCGATGCGGGGGACCACATGGGTGGGGTCGTCTGCATCGATGTCAGCCGTGCCGATGGCCAGCTTGAGCACGTCGGGGCTTGCGTTGGGAGTGGTAAAGGCGATGGTGGCGGTTGTTCCGGTGACCTCATTGCCCTGCTTGGTGTTGGTGGGTGCGTTGTCGATGTCGGCCAGCGTATCCTCCATGCTGTTGCTGTAGGAGATGGTCACGCCGCCCTGCGTGGCACATACGACATTGGTGCTGTCGATTTTGGGAGCGGAAAGATCAAATGTGGAAAGCAGATTGCCGGAGCCTTTCGGGATGCTTTTGAACGCATCCGGGGTCAGCACATTGACCGCGAACTTTTTTGCCAGAGTTTCAGGCATAAAGGATCCTTTCTCACGGGATAAGCCGTGTAAGCTCAAAATTGAGGTATTCGCACAGATAGCCCTCGGGCGGGTTGTCGAGCGGCTGCGCCCACGGGCTGCCTTTGCGCAAAAGAATAGCGCCGCCCCCGCATTCGATGGTCAAACCATCTGCAAGGGCCGCGCTTATCTTGTCTTCGGTCTGTAAAATAGGCGTCCGGCCTTTGGCACTCGGGTACCAAAGCCGGGCGTGGAAGGTGCCGGACTCATTCCAGCCGCCGGGAATTGTCGGATGATAGGTCAGATACGGCAGTTCTGCACCGGGAGGGATGTTATCTTCCAGATAGCCGGGGATACCAAAGCCGTTAAAAAAGGCGTTCAGCGCCCGGTTAATGCTCTCAGACGGTCCCATTACGGCAGCACCGCCTTTTTGCACTTCACGGCCCGCAGACCCATGCCGGATTCTGCCGGGGCGTTGCCCTCATCGGCTGCACTCGTCACCTGAAAGGTCTGCCCGTCGCTCACCCGCTTGATGTAGTCCGGGAAAGCCAGAGGCACACCGGTGTTGACCAGCAGCGTATAGGTGGACGCTGTAGCCGCCTGCTCTGCAACCTGAGCCTCCACGGTGATGTCGTGGCGCTCTACGGCCTCAAATTCCGGGCCGTCCGTCCAGCCGGACACAAGGCCGCCGACGCCATCCGGCTCATAGCTGCGGGTCTGGAAGCAGAATTTTTGGGTAAAGCTCTGCATCACGGTGGATGCAGTGAACGGATTGACCATGTCACATCTTCCTCCACTGGTTGATCTCGGATTTGTAGCGGGCCTTACCGTCAGCGGGCAGCCCGTCCGCGCCTGTAGCCATCGTGCCGGACCACCCGGCAAAGGACTGGGACACATACACTCCGCCGGACGGCAGCGCCTTATCGTATGCGTCGATTTTTTCAGCCAGCGCCACAAAGGCAGGCGGCACCCGCATGGGCTGCACCGTCCCGGCGAACGTCTCGGCGGTCATATCGCCGTCCCCGGCCTTGTGCACGCCATCGTTGAAGATGGAGCCGCACACAAGGAAGTACTGCCCCGGGACTACCCCGGCGGGCACGGTGTCCGGCTCAAAGGCAAACTCCCCGGCAATGGGGTCGTCCGCCCGGTCAAAAAAATTGTGCGTGTAAACGCACAGCTCAGGGACGGTCATACAAAGTCACCCCCTTGCAGATCAGACCGATTCGCCCGGGGTAATGGTCTCGACCGCGATGCCGTCGATGTATTCGGCAAACAGGGTCATGCCCATGACCGCAGTGATGACAGTGACAAAGGTGCCATAGTCGGGGCGGGTGTTCACGCCCACGATGCCGGTGTTGCTGTCCGTGGTAAGGCGGAAGCCAGCACGAGCCCAGTCGGAGTTGGTAGGATTGACGTAATACAGAACGATATTGTCCGCAGGAGTTGCGATCACCTTACCGCGTGCAATCTCGGTTTCTGCCAGCAGGAAAACGGTCTTATACCCCATGAAGTTTTTGATGTAATTGAAACCGAACTCACTCTGCTCGTTGATGACAGCACTGGTTCCCAGGTACTCGTACACGTCCAAAACATTCACGAACGCCACAACGTCGGTAGCAGTACGGTGCATGGTCTTGAACTTGTTCAGGACGCGGCCTTTTGCCATTGCCATTGCTTCCTGAAAGGTCTTGGAAGTGCCCTTCAGTGTGCCGGTATTGAGGTACTTGTAGAAACGTCCGGCCACATCGGCGGTCAGGTCGTTCAGCATCTCCTCATCGGTCATCTGAACAGCGTTCTCGTAACCATCCTCAAGGATGGCTTCTGCGGTCGTACCCTTGGCCCACTTTTCGAGGGTGATTTTCTCATAGTCCTTGGTCTTGACGGTATACTTGCTGTAGGGGATCTCCTCGCCCTCGCCAACTTTTCCGTCCTGCAGGGTACCCTGTGCATACTTGCTCTTCAGCACCGTGTTGGGAAGCATCTCAATCTTGCGGGATACGCCCATAATGTCGCGCAGATGTTCCCAGTTGCGGCCGAAGCGGGTCACGAAGTCGATCTCGCGTGCAGTGGTCTGAATGTCAGCGGCCATCACAGTATTAGTTTTTGCAGGCATAAGTTAGTCCTTTCCATCGCCTGTCCCATTGAACAGGTCGATATTTGCTGCAATCGCGGCCTGCCGTTCGGTAGAATCCTTGATTGCAAAAATTTGGTCTTTGGTCATTTTGGAGCCGGTGTTGGTGGGCGGGTTGTCCACCTTCGCGCCGGTGATCGTGGTCGTAGCCACAAAGTCGCCCCAATCAGCTTTCAGGCTGTCGGTGTGCTTCTTGGCGTCCTTGACGTTGCCCTTTTCGTCCAGCTCCAGCTTGTCGATGTCCTCGCCGGACAGCCGCACAACGCGGTCTGCGTACTTGTCCAGCACCCCGGCGGTCTTCAGCAGCTCCCGGAATTTGGCTTCCTTGGCTGCGTGGGTGTCCTTCTGGGTCTGCTGGGCCTTGTAGTCGGTCAAAGCCTTTTCTGCGGCCTGCTTGCCGCCGTTGGCCTCGTCCCGCTCTTTCTCGGCCTGTGTGCGGGCTGTTTTTTCTGCATCCAGCTGGTCTTTGAGCTCGTCCGTTTCCTTGTGCAGGGCGTCCAGAATGGCTTTCGCCTTGTCATCGTTGGAGGTTTCGGTGTTCTCCAGAATCGTGCGGATGTCAGCTCTTTTGAGTGCCATGTGATAGTCCTTTCTGCCCATGCTCGGGCTGCCATGCTTGGCAATAGGTTATTTGCCGGACGTGCTGCCGGCGTGGTGCCGCCTGTGGGGCTTGAACCCACGGCCCCCGGATTAAAAGTCCGGTGCTCTGCCAGACTGAGCTAAAGCGGCATAAAAAAGCGGCTGACGCTGTGCGCCAACCGCTGAGTGTTTAGTTTTAGAGCGAAAATTCACAGTCTGTGTCTGTAGGATAGTCCTGTGCTTCAGCCGGAACATAGACCAAAACAGAAATTTTGGCTTTACCCTCGCCGTATGCGTTATCACACATCTCCTGAAGCGCTTTACGTGCCTGAGCACCAGCCGCAAACAAATCTTTGATTTTTTCGGCGTTTTCTTGTGCTTTTATAGCGGCTTGAAGCTGTTCGTTCCAAGTTTCGCTTTTGGCCATGCTTATACCTCCTTGTTTCCTTCCTCCACGGCGATCTGCCGCAGCTCATCAACGTGATCTTCCACCGCCGGGCGGAGGAACGGACGGGGATCCATGCCCCGGGTAAAGTGCCACTTGCCGTTGAAGTCCTTCCAGACCCACGGCGTTTTGCGTCCGTTGCCCTTCTCGGCAAAGATGCCCGTTCCCAGCTCCACATAGACGCTGTAAAACAGGTTCGACCCGATGGTCACGGTCTTTTTGGCAAGGTCTACGGCGTAGGTCAGGCTTTGCTTGAGCGCACCGCCCACATAGCCCTCTATGCCCGTGCTGTCTGCCGTGCCTGTAGGCACAAGCAGCTGGGCGTAGTCCTGCACCTTCATGCCCCAGATGGTCAGCACTCGCTCCGCCCATGAATCCAGAGCCTCATGCAGCTGCGGGGTGTTGTCGGTGAATTTTATGTCGTAGTTAAATTTCATGGTTATTTCTTACGCTTTTTTTGTTCTGCGTTGTAATTGATGCTTCTTAAAATCACCTCGCCGGAGAAGTTATATCTGCTGTCAATGACCTGTTTTGCCGGGATTTCGTTCATTTTGGAAAAGTTTTGAGCGCTGGCGCTCCGGTATTCTTTTGCAGCCGCAATCCAAGCGTCATTGTCCGCAGTAATTCTGCTTTTGAGCTCAGCCGTCATTTTGCTGCTCGGATGCCTTTGCTTGAAATCTGCAATCTCTTTTTTGTTCTGCTCTTCCATGCGCTTAATATTTGCATCAATCGTATCAAAAGAGCTCTGAATAATATCTTGCGCCCAAGCAACCTGTTTTTCGCTGCCCTTAATCGGCAGCGACGCTGCGTTAAAAGCAGCCATCCCTCCGTTGCCCGCTTTCGCGGAGCTGCCCGAACCTCTTTTACTCACGGTAGTGCCTCCTTTCGTATTGAAATGGCTTGATTTTGGTCACGTTCCAGTCGAACTCCGCCGGGCACTTTCCGTACCACAAAATACCGCTTGGTTGTGTCACTTCCAGCGCCTTGCGGCAGTGTTTGGCAAAGCACTCTGCTTCGTATGGGTCAGATTGTGTGCCGTGGCTGGAAATACTCACAATGCTGTTTGTCGGTTCTCCGTCAAAACACCAATCATAGCTTTGCTCGCCGCACCAGCAGAGCGTTGGAATGACGTGGATTCCGTGCATTTGCCAGTAAGCCGCCAACCAGTGCTTTTTGTAGTGCATGAAAAGTTGCACTGCAAGCGGCATATCGCTGTAAAGAGAAAAGTCCGGGGAGCACACAGCCCCGAACTGTTGCAACAGAGGAATATACTTGTCCGGGTTGTTCCAGAACCGTTCAAACTGGTAGTCGTCCTTGTAAAAGTGCACGCCTTTTGTAGCCTTGTCTTTGGCTGTCAGCGCATAATTGACCGGAATCCATTCCAGCTTGTCAATGCGGATGTCTGTTTCCGGCTTGATTTCAGGGATGCCATACTTGCCCACGCCCGGAAAAATCATTTTCTCGGTGTTTTCCATTGGCAGAATCATGTCTCATCCCTTCTTTCTCTTTCGCTCTTTTGCCCACCACATCTGTTCAGCTTCGGTGCCGCCTTTGGATTTATACCACTCGGTGTAATCCATGACGGGGGTGGTCTCTTTGGTCACATTGTCTCGCTGCATGGCGTTCTGCCGGGGGTACTTGCCCAGCGCAGAGGACAGCACACAGCGGCAGTGGTAAACCATCTCCGGGGCCGCGTTTGGGTCACCGGGGTGCTGTATCTCATAGCCCATGACCTTGAACGGCTCGTCAAGCTCTGCTGTCTGCTGATCCAGCAGGCGGTGGGTCTCACGAGTGCGGTAGTCGTGGGTGGAGTTCCACCGCTTTTTGACCTCGATGCCAAGAGTCTGGGCGTTGCGCATCTGCTGCAATGTCCCGGCGTTCTGGGCGCCTGTGAGCGCCGTGATGGCGTTGTTCATAGCCCAGTGGATCTCTGTGTCTGCCATGCCGTTTACGGCCTGCACGGCGATGTCGTGGACGCTTTTGCCCTGCACGATGCCCTGCATGACATAGCGATTGAATACCCGGGCATCATAGGTGCGGTTGCTTTCGCTCTTGATGCGCTTGTTTGGCACCAGCTTGGGGTTCTCCTTCAGCAGGAGCTTGACCGCCTCGGTGTTGTACAGGGTCAGCCCGAACGTCACGCCTGCGGCCTGTTCCAGCTCGTAGAAAGCCCAGTTTGCGCCAAAGGAAAAGATGTTGTATTGCTCGTCCCGGGCCAGCTTGTAGGCCGTCTGTTGGGCTGTGGTGCAGGTCTGCGTGATGCCGTCCAGCTTGGCGTGCATCAAATCGGACTGAAAGACCTGATTTTGCAACCAGATGCGGTAATCGTCCTCGGTGATCTCGCCTGCAGCCATCTGCGCCCGCTTGCGCTCGTCCAAAGCTCGGTACTTTTCCAGAAACTCGGTCAGCTGCTTCTGCATTTCCCGGCGAGCAGTTCCGTACACCCGGAGGATACGGCGGCGCAGGCGGTTCAGCTGCCGGGTGGAAATGCGGTCACGGTCGGTCATAAGCCAATCGCCTGCGCAACGGCCAGAAAGCAACCAGCCACAATAGCAAAATCAGCGACAAAAAGCATCACATCGATCAATCTTCCCAGAAGATCATAAATTTTGCCGGGTTTTTTCATCGGTGTCTTCCTCCTCGTCCACGGTCTCCCGCTCTGCGCTCTCAGCCATCAGCGCGGCCTTGGCCTGCTCCTTTTGTTCCGGGGTCAGGTTGGGCAGCAGGTCAATGGCCATGTCCTGACCGATGATGGTTGCCTCGGAAATGACCATGCTGACCTGCTCGGCGGTGTTGGTGATCTTGCTGCGGTTAAATGTCGGCATAGCGTTTTCGAAGCCGGCCAGTGCGCAGATCTGCCGGATGAACGGCTTGACCTGCGCCTCGAAGTCGTCCGCGTTCTGGTTCAGCGGTTCATAGGCCGCATCCAGATGGTCGTTGGTACTGTCCGCGCTGACGCAGTGCACATCCAGACCGCCGAAGTCCTCATACACCCGGGTGTGGAGCAGCTCCAAAAGAGCCTGCCGGGCCGTCACAGGGATCTCGGTGGTGTAGGGGGTGATCTTGCCGCCCTCGCTGGTGTCTGCGCCTGCAATGTGGTACAGATTCAGCTTGACAAGGAACTCTTGCAGCTCGTCATCGGTCATGCCGTTGAAGTTTTCGCACAGCCAGTAGATCTGCGAAAAGTCCTGCAAGTCATTGCAGAAGCCGGACATCACCAGATCGGTGTTGTCAATGTAGGCTTTCAGCCCCACAAGGGTGCTCTGGTGCAGGTCGGATCCCCGCAGCGGCACAATGGGAAGAGCGCTGTAGTTTTCGCCCTCCACGCTTTCCAGCCCGCCGCCGGGTGTGGTAACGGTAACGCTCTTGTATGCCTGCTTCGGTGTTGTCTCCTGCATCACATTGCCGATTTTGCTTTCCGTATACTCGGTAAAGCCGTCCAGCTCGTACAGGATATAGTGCATATCCGTGTCAGGATTCAGCCGCCAGAAGCGTACACCCGCCTGCAAAAGGCCTGTCTTTTCATCGTACAGGGGTGCGAACTCGGTCAGCTTGAAAATCACCAGATGGTCGTTGTTCCAGAATCCGAAGCTCTCACCGTGGATCAGGGCGAAATATCCGGCTTTCTGGATCTGCTCGTCAAAGTTCTGCCCAAGCTTGCCCTTGTCCACGCCATCGTCCGCAAAGACCACGCCGTTGCCGAGGGAGTAGGTCGCCCGCTGCTTGTTGAGCCGCCGGAAAAGATTACTCTTGACCATATCGGGGTGCAGGACATCCTGCTTTGTGTTTTTGGACAGGCGTTTCAGCATCAAAGCGTAAGCCTGCGCGAAGCGTTCAGCCCCCGGGTTTTTCTGGGCATCGTACAGGTCGGCGTCCAGAGCCATCTTGTAGGGCTTGGAAGCGCAGTGCTGCTGCACGAAGCGCCGGATGAAATCAGGCTGTTCCCCGGCGGCTTGCGCCTGCTGGAAAGTCTGGAATGTGTATACAGTGCTCAAAATTAATCCCTCAGTTTCACAAGGCGCTTTGTGCGCACGAAATAACGGATAGCGTCCATGCAGTGGTCGTTGACCTTCAGCACGGTGTCGTCTTTATCCGGATCCCAAGCGTACACGCCGAACTCTTCCAGCGTGTGCTTGCAGTCTTTGTAGATCTTTAGCCGCCCGGTCTGCAGCATGGTCTGAACGTCCAGAATGCCGCTCAGGACGTCGTTGTTTGCCGGGCTCTGGGTAAAGCCATTCTTGCGCAGTTCTGTGATCAGGGGCAGGGCCGAGGGGTCTACGATGATCCGCTCCGGCTTCAGGCCGTCCAGCCACGCTTTGAGATCTGTGACGTACTCTCCCACGGTCTTTTGCCGCTTCTGCTCTCGCCCGCTGTAGTAATACTCCCGGGTGACGATCCAGCGGTCCACATCTGCCTGTTTTTGGAGCAGCAGGAACACCGTTGCGTTCTGAGTACCGAAGTCACACGCCACATAGGCGCTCTTCGGGGACAGCTCGGGCAGCACGTCAATGACGTGTTTTTTCGGGTCGAACATATCGTAGACAAGGCCCTCTGCCACCGTCCACAGTCCCAGAATGTAGCGCTGGTAGAAAACTCCGCTGTACTGGCTGCGGTATCTGGCCTTGATGTCCTCGGAAAGCGACAAGTTGTCATCCATCGTAAAGTGGAGATACATCATCTTGCGGGAGCGGCATTTCCGCACCCACTCCAGATAGAACCAGTGCTGCGGGCTGCCCGGGTTGCAGTTGAACCAGAACTTTGACCCGGTGACGGAGCATCGGGCCGTGGCCTGATTGACGAAGCTCTGCGGCATCAAAGCCACCTCGTCAAAGAACGCCCCAGCCAGCGTGATGCCCTGGATCAGGTCTTGGCTGCTCTCGTCCTTGCCGCCGAAAAAGTAAAACTCGTTGGTTCTGCCGCCCTTGCTGACGGTCATGCAGTTTTCTGCCCGATGCTCCTTGACGTTGTAGCCACGGGCCGCAAGCTGCTGCTTGAGCGTACCAAGCACGTTGCGCCGGAAGCTGGCAATAGTTTTGCCGCACATGGCAAACTGCTGCCCGCTGTAGCAGGTCATGGCCCATTGGACAAAAGAAAAGCTCATGGCAAAGGTCTTGCCCGAACGGATGGCGCCATCGGCAATGATGCCGTTGTAGCCGCTGTATGCGCTCTGCGGCGTCCACCAGCTCAGGACCTGCTTTTGCCGCTGGCTGAGGGCTTTCCAGCGAAAACCGTTACTTTTCCGCATTGTCGTCCTCTTCCTCTGGCAGCATATCCACGTCGTCCGGCGGGCTGATGTCTGCGGCAGCGTTCAGGGCCTCAAGCAGGCCATCGTCCGGGACTTCTATGCCGCTCTGGTCTCCCAGCATAGCAAACTTGTCCACGATGGTGCCGAACGCCGTGGACAGCTGTGGCAGTGTTGCTTCCGCGATCTTGTCTGGGTCAGCCATCGCTTTCAGGTACAGCCCGAGAAGCTCTTGTGCTTCTCCTTGCTTGCTCTCCATGTAAGAAAGCATGTCCTTCGAGTTTTCCCGCTTTTTTTGTGCGCACAAGCGCGCACTCTCCGGGTCTTCCTTTACGACTTTCTTAACGGTCGCGTCTGAAACATCATTCAGCTTTGCGGTTGCACGGTAGCTCTGGAGCTGCACATAGTCCGCAACGATCTTCTTTTTTTGCTTATCTGTCAGCCGCCGTGCGCCCACCGCCACCACCTCTCTAAACTCATGCAAAAGAAAAACCGCCCGGAAAATCCGAACGGTCAGAATATCAAAATAAGAGGCCTTGCTTGTCGGGTGCAAAGCCTCTGCGCCCGGAACTTTCGCGGCCGGATGCCCCGCTATTGCACTCCCCGCTCTCGTCAGATCATGCAAGCACTCCCGGCAGGACTCGAACCTGCAACATGCGGTTTTGGAGACCGCCGCTCTACCACTTGAGCTACCGGAGTATAAAACACCGCCCTTGGACTCGAACCAGCCAGCAATATCTCAGCTGACACGCGCTCCGTACTGCGCTCAGGCGGCCATATAAAACAGCCCTGGTTCTCCGCCAGGGCTGTTGTTTGACGCACATCCCATCGGGAAGTCTACCCACACCCTCAGGGATTCAAAGCTTTCTCTCGTGGCACGGGAGGTTAAGCGTGCAGCTTTGTGGGGGATGAGTCCATGCGTCATACGGTGCGAGGTTACGGAGTCGAACCGTTCCACAAAACTGCTAGCCCTGTTATGTGGCTTCCCAAACCTCGCATAGAAGCAGCCCGCAAAACGGTGAAGGAGAACAGGAAAGCATGAAAACCTGTCACAAGGAAGGAACCGTTTTGGGGGGCTGCGTGGCAAGCGGCTACCGCTTAGCGCTGAACCGCTTATTAGAATTTTACATCTAAGCTTACAGACTTGAAAAGAGCTGACCCCTTCCAAAATCACGCTGTGTTTTCTTGTGCATGTTGTACACTTTGCACGTCAGAAAACTCGTCCCATATCTCGGCCAGGGCCATGCATCCGCGTTTGATTCGCCGGTAGACCACATCTGCCCCGCACACGCCGACTTCTTTTGCGATTTCTTTGTGAGACTTGCCTATGACATAGTGCTCGCAAATCGCTTCGGCGCATTCCGGCTCGGCTATCAGGCAGTATGCCCGCCGGGTGGCCTCGACACGCAAATTGCACAGATCCGTCTCCATCCTCTGAAGCTGTCGGCGTTCGGTGTCCAGCTGCTCTACAGCAAAGCCCACCTTGTCCCCATTGCCACCACCTGCAGGCATCCCGCTCAGGCTCTGGGTGCATTTTTCGGCCACGTCCCGGATGCGCTGTATTTTTTGCTTCTGGATTTCGATAGCTGCCGCAAGGTCCCGGCACTGCTGAAACCACGCCTTGACGGTGCGGTAATCCACGCCGCTGTCAGGCTTTGGTGTGTCAGTTTCAAGCGTCCACTTTTGGGTCATCTGAGTTCCTCCTTTTCTTCGATTTCGTCGCCCCACGCATCCCAACCAGGCACACGTTGACGGGCAAAAAGTTCAATGCGTGGCACATCCCCCAGCAAATCAACAATGCGCCGCCGTGTTTCTTCTGGTTTTACGCTGTGCGCTTGGATAGGTTCCTCAATAACCTGCCGCACGGAGTGGCTTTTTATCTGCTTTTTTGCGCAAAAGTCATGCGACACACCCAACAGACAAATTTCTGCGTTTGCTCTGGTGTACGCACCCATCCCAACGAAGTTTTTTCCGCATTTGTATTTTTTCACCCAAACAAAAGCAGCGGTTTTGTAAGTGAACCCCCAAGCATCCATAACTAGAAGTGCATCCGGGAGTGTGGGAAATGTTGCCCACATGAATAATAGGCATCCACCCCCCGCAAGCTGTTGGACAGGCAGAGCGCAAATATCATCGGTGGTCATAGTTTTGTAATGCTGGGCTGCGTACCCTTGTTTTTTACCAGCCGCTCCTTTTTGCAGATAGTTCCACGGTGGATCTGCGTATATGACGGAGTACTTTTTGTTTGGCAAGTCCATATCATCCCTCCATTTCCTCGATCCAGATCTCCACTCTGGGGTTTTGCTTGTCGTAGTCCACCCGGCTGCCATCGTGGGCGGCGACGATCTTACTGTTGTCGTCCTCCAGCACGCGGGCTTTCACCAGAATGTCTGTAGTCGCCTCGATGAGGTTTGCCAGATCGACCCGGCGGGCGGTCTTCATGTAGTATACGCACCGCACGTTTACACGGGCAGAGATGGGGCTGCGCGGCCTTTTAATTTGCCGCAGGCAGTCCGTCTCATAATTCACGTAGGCTTTGCTAGGGGCCACGAAGCGCCCGCCTGAGCGGCTTTTGAGGATGCGGGCAGAGTTTTTCTTGGTGCGCGGGTCACCGTAGAGGGTCAGTTTCATCTGCCATCCTCCACATAGTACCAGCTTTGCGGCGGACGTTCGATCCCGAACGCTTCTCCACGGCAAATCAGCTTTTTTGCATCCCATCTGCGGCAGGTGCAGCAGTCTCCGCGATGCGTACAGGGTTGTATCGCCCAAAAATCTTTAAGCTTCACAGGCTTATCGTAAAATTTAAGTTCTGAAATGTGCCAGAAAAACAGATTGTCATGAAGTCTGTTTTTGGATGCGTAACGGTGCAGTTGGAAATATGGCACACATGAATCTTTTGTAAAACGTTCACCCAGTCTGTCCTGATATGCCGGATATGAAATATCGACCTCTTCAATGGAATCACAGACAAACTCGCCAATCACCTTGCCGTTCATCTTCTCCATCCCGATTTTGGGCAATTTCATGCGCCAGTCATATGAACGGGTGCAGTAGATGTATACCTTGAACGGTGTGTCAAGTTTTGGGCGGGTTCTTCGTACCTCAAGGGTTTTCTTTCCGCTCAAAATCCACTTGCACCAGTTGGGTTTGATGCTTATCAGAACAGCTTTCATTTTTTCATCATCCCTTCCATTGCCAGCTGCTCGCACTGCTTTTCAGCTTCCCTGCGCTGCTGGTCATACTCAAATAGCATATCTGCGTACTCATTGCCCACCCGGCGGATGGCGGTTTCCAACATCTCCGTCACAAGGTCGTGGTACTTGTCCGCGCCCTTGCGGCTGCTCCTGGCAGCTTCCCGGGCTTCCCACAGGTCGGTGAGTTTGTCCCGCCTGTCGGCGGTGATCTCGCCGTAGCCGTAGGCATCCTGGATCTGCTCCATGCTTTCCCAGCCTTCCAGTTCAGCAAAGGGGTCAGCTTCAGCCTTTGCCATGCTACGGGCTTTGGTCTTTTTCTTGACGTACCGGGTCAGACCGTCTTGCATCACGGCGCGGGCATCGTCCATCGCCTTGCGGATGGCCTTTACCTCCCGCTCTCTTTTGAGCTGGTCGGGCTGGCTGGCCCATTCGGCCATCAGCTCGGATTTCGTTTTCGGTTTCATCTGCTTACCCCCACTGTTCAGCCATTGCCTTTGCGATTCCCGGAAATGTTTTGGCTCTGTTCTTCGCCCGATCAGTCGTAAACATTCCCTTATTTTTTGCATCGTGTTTATGACTATACGAGCCGGACGGACACCATGTAGCAACAGGCTCTACAATGTTAATTGGGGTCAACGGCGGCAGACCCTTGAGCCAAAGACAGGTTTTTTTTGGTGTATGGGTGACCAAACTGATACGGCTGAACGCTCTGCGCATACTTCGGCAGGCAGAATACCCGGCTTGGCACTGGGTTCTCTATGCAAATCCGTGGAACATCTGCCCACCAGAAACGCATGAACAGGTCTCGGCCTTGAATGCCAAGCATCACACGGTCTGCCTGAAGCTCATGCCCTTTCCAAAGATGCCTTGCTCCGGCGTTGCTTAGATAAGTGCAGGGCGGGTGTGCAATGAGCAAATCCCACTTTCCGACTTCATGCGCCACGCCGTCCATCGTTACGATTTGCCCACCCTCAATGGCCTTGAGCGCATCCCCGAGAATGTGCCACTCAGGATGTCCGCCGGACGGCTCCTGAATATCGCAGGAGTAGGCTTCGTGGCCTTTTGCCCGAAACGCTTTGCAAACTTCCTGCGATTCCTCGCAGGCAATAAGCACTTTCATCTGTCCGCTCCTCCGTTCGCTCCCATGTACTTCTTGCGTCCACGTTCCCGGTGGCGGTCTTCGTGGTCGTAGTGGTAGACCTTGCCTGTGTCCAGCATCTCTCGGGTGTAAGCGGCTTCTGCGCCGCGCTGGCGCTTGAACTCGGCGTACTTGGGGCATGTGTCGTGGCATACCGGGTGCCGTGCAGGGCAGTCTTTACACGGAGTCATCGTCATTTTTCGCGTACCTCGCTTCCAACCGTTGCTTCCAACGGCTCATTTTGGGCTCTGCCTTTTCGCCGCACTTGCTCATAAATGAGTGGTAGTTCAGATTGTCTTCCAGCAAAAGTGCGTCAATGCAGTTCATGACATCGCCGATTTCTTCTTCCAGCGACTCCCAGCATTCGGGGATAGTCTTGGGAGTCGGGTTTGAGTCATCCAGCGCCCGGCGCAGCTTGAGCGCCGCCTGTGCGGCCTCTGCCAGCTCTTCTGCCATCTGGGCGAGAATTTCGCCCTGCGAAAGATGGTCTATGATTTTAGCCATTTTTCAGCACCTCCGTTCTCACCGGTTTGATGTCCCGATACTCGGGGTAATGGTCGCCCGCCAGCTGGCAGGCCCGGAACTCTGCCGCAAACCGGCTTGCGGTATTGATGCGGTATGTAAGCGCCGCGTTCCCGTGCGGGCCGCTGCACTCTACAATGACTTTGTATCTAGGCATTTTCGTCCTCCGTTCTGGTTTTCCTGCCCGAGAAGCTTTCTTTCTGCCTTGGACTTGAGCATCCGGGTGCGGGCAGCAAGGCAGTGCTTCGCCAGCATCTGCTCACCCTGGGCCTTTTCGACGGCCTTTTTCCACGCCGGGAGAAGCTGGCTCTGCCAGCTGCACTCCGAAATCACCTCGTGGAATGTCTTGTAGGCCATCTCATCCGGCACATCCTTGAGCGATGAGTTCGCCCAGATCTCCGCGATACTTGCGCGGTTCTCTGCGGTCTGAGGCCGTCCAAAATAAGCCTCAGCGTCCGCAAGGAGCTTTGTCATCATCTCCACTGTCACGGTTTCACCCCCTTGAAAATATTTGCGTATGCTTCTGCGGTGCTTTCTGTGGCTTGCTTCCCGCGAGGCTGCTCTTGTCGGCGCTGCTCATTCGCTGCCACGTCCCCCGGGGTGCGTATCCCGTCCCGCTGCCAGCCAGACAGGATGCCGTTGATGTAGTTCCACGACCGCTTGCCAGCTTCTGCGGCCTTGTCGATCGCCAGCAAAATCATCTCCGTGCTGTACTCCTGCCGCCATTTTTGCAGTTTTTCCAGCGCCGAACGCGGGAAGTCGCCGATAGCACGTTGGTAATGCTGGACGATTTTTGATAACTCCATATCAACGGCGGCGGTGTTATCGCGCTTTACAACATCTACATCCCCATCTACATCTACATCTCCATTTACATCTACATCTACAGTTATTTTTGTTATGTCGTCATTAACATTGTTATCGTTTGTTATTTTTGTTATGTCTTCAGGCTTTCCCCAGCGCTTTGCCATACCGCGTTTTCCGGCGTTGCTGCGTTTCTTGCGGGTTTCATCCCATTTTTCAGACGCCCGTTTTACGTCGCTGCACATAAATTTCCAGTTGCCCCGCATCCCGCGGTCTAAAAATTCGGGCTCTTCTCCGGTTTTGGCATACCGTGCAAGAGCTCGCATCAACTGCCCAACCTCTGCGTCGGAGTATTCTTCCAGCGCGTCGAACCAGCTCAGATACGCCACAAATGACTTTTTATCGTCCTGTGCCACTCAATCACCTCCTTTGCGCGCCCGTATAGCCAGATAGCACAGCTCTCGGCTTAGAACGGGAGGTCTTCGCTGTCGTCGATGACCGAGAAGTCGTCTGCGCTGCCCTGCGAATACTCCGGTACGCTTTGAGGCTTCTGCGAGGTGCTGTGAGCGGCGTTTGCTTCGCGCACATGATTTTCTGTTTGCTGTTCGAAATCGTGCACAGCGGGCTTCTCTGCGGCCTTTCCGCCGCAAAAGCTCACCTGCGACGCAAGAACCTCGGTAGCTGTGCGGTTGTTGCCGTTCTTGTCCTGGTACTGACGGGTCTGCAAGCTGCCTTCGATGGCGATCATGCTGCCCTTCTGGAAATACTTACAGACGAACTCGGCGGTCTGCCGCCACGCGGTGACGTCGATAAAATCGGCCTTGCGCTCTTCGCCCTGCCGGGCAAAGCTGCGGTCAACCGCGATGCGGAATCTGCACACGTTGGTGCCGTTCTGGGTGGTCTTGAGCTCCGGGTCGTAGACCAGACGGCCCATCAATGCAACAACATTAAGCATGGGCCGCACCCTCTTCCTCGGCGTCGCCAGCGCCTACCTCGTAGTCGATGTTGGCGCCCATCAGGACCTCCGGACACTCGGCGCGGGCAAAGTAAGCGGCGGCGCGGTACTTGAGCATCATTTCGGTCATTTTGGGCCAGTAGCTGCCATTCTTGTTCCACCACCCGGCATCCTTTGCCATCTTGACCGTGACTTTCGGACCTTCGACCTTTTCGCCGGTGAGCTTGTCCACGCCGATCAGGCGGCAGCCCCAGTTGTCGGTGCCTTCTTCGCCCTCCATGCGGTAGCGGGTGCGGCCCGCAAACTGGCCGCTGTTGTCGATGAGGGCCTTGCAGCTCTTGCCGCTCCATGTGGGCATACCATGGACGACGTAAAGGTTCTGCATGACGAAAAGGTGCGAGACGCCCATGCGCAGGGCCATCTCGCAGGCGATGGCACACGCGCCGGGATTGCCAGTGTAGGTCTGAGGCAGAAAACCTTCGGGCAGCTGTGCCATCGCGGCGGCTTTGGACTTTGCAAGCATCCAGTTGCGCTCGTCAATGGTCAGGCCCTGCACCTTCTCGGCGTAGCTCTGACGCTGCTGCAGCTGGATAGGTGCTGCAGGCGCAGGCACCTCTGCACTCTGGACGACAGCTGCATTCTGGTCGAGCATCTCGATAGGGGTCTGGTTTTTCTCAGGCATGATGAATTTCCTCCTCGGTAAATTTAATATCGATGATATTGGCGTAACGCTTGATGGCGTCAAGCTCGGATTTAGTGCAGCGGAAGACGAGCTTCCGGTCACGCGGCTCTTCTCTGCGAGTAAATCGGGCGAAGAAATCGTCATCGTACTCGTCCAGTGTGTAACCATTACCGTGGCCAACGCCCGGCTGCACAAGGCTGACAGTGTAGGGGTTCTGCGCCGGGCCTTTGTAGTTGTCCGGCATCCCACGAATGACGGCCTCCCGTAGCATGGTGCGGTACTCGGTCATGTAACAAAAATCTATGGATTCATACGGCTCAGGCATGATTTCTTCGCCGGCAGCGGCATGAACGATGTCGATGAGGCACATGAGCTCACCGACCCGGCGATAAATCGAGTCGATTGTGCGGCGGGTCTCCTGACTGCCCAGCTGATGGCTGCGGGCGAAGCCGGTGAACAGAGCCACAGCATAGTTGACGTCGCTGGTGAGCTTGTTGCCGGTGCTGATGAGTCGGAACAGCACATTGTCGTTCCCGACGTACTGGAAAATGCCCTCGGCCTTGTTGGAAAGGTCTTTGATGCGGGCTCTGCGGGCTAACGTCTGACTCATGTGTATCACCTCGTATAATAAAATAGTAGTATTTATAGACCGCTCTCCAGCGGAATGCTACAATAAGTTCAGGATGCTGTGGATTGGTGGAACATCACCTACCGCAAAGACGGTTTTCGGGAGGCTCCAACCACAGCTTCTTTGTTGAAATGTTAATCAGTTAGATACCGCCAGACGGTTTATTTAGAACGAGGTTACAAGAGCAAAGAAGTCTGTGGTCCTGAACAGCATCGAAATAAATATACCGGAGGTATCAAAATGGTTTGT